ATGATCAACAAGTTCAAGAGCACCGCTTTGAATTAGTTTCGTTTGTGTCTCACTTACCTGTGTTGTCTTGGGTACGAGATCATCTGGAAAGTTTAAGTTATCGTAGTATGTTCCTGATATTATTTTATTTGCCATTTTATCCTCCTGCGAAAACTGTACCAGATCCCGTGGCTACTGAACTACCACAAGCAACTGGGTCACCAATTCTTCCTAACTGTATACCATTTGCAAACACTGTACTAGATCCTGATGCCAATGTACTGGCGTGACATAATGCTAGACAACAATGAACACTCCAAGAATCACCTTGTCTGTGTACTGCTATGTTGTCTGCATAGATGTTCTCACTGGCACCATTGTTTGGCCTAGAAGGCCAACATCCGTGTCCTGTACAATTATCACCTAATCTAGTTACTGCTGGCATAATAGTATTTATATACTATGTTATGTGATGATTTTGCTTGGTTGTGGTTGGCTTGGCATAGCCGAAGCAGGTTGTATATTTGTTGTTGTTGCAATATACTGATCACTTGCTGTTTTGTTTGCTTTTGCTAATAATACAATGTGTGTTTTTTGTAATTCAACTGTTTGATTCATATCTTGCATCATTAAAAATTGTGTCATTGCGGCACCTTTAGGCGTTACAACAAGTGCAATTGGTTTTGAAACTAGCATACTACTATCGTTATCTTCGATAACTTTTGTAATAACTTCTTCACCTGAACTTAACTTGATTGCAACTATGTCATTTTTTTCATATTTTTTTGTTATCATAGTTTAAATCCTTTAAATGTTTCTTTGGTTACGTCTTGTTTTACACCACCAACAATATAACTTTCAACTTCAGTTTCTTGTGGTGCTACCTGTAAGCCTGACGAGCTTAACCAATGTTGTGTCCAAGGTAGTGGATTTTGTGTAACTGGCTGATCAAATATTGGATCTAGACCAATTGCTTTTAATCTTTTATTAGCAATGAATTCAACATAACGATCAAGCAACGTTGCATTCAATCCAATAATAGATCCGTCTTTCATTAAGTGTCTTGCCCAAGCCTTTTCTTCAAGAACACAATTTTTATACATTTCATACACAACGTCTTTGTTTTCTTTTACAATCTTTGTCATATCAGAATCATCACCTTGTTGCCAATTTTTAATGATGTGTGTACTTAATGCTAAATGTTGTGATTCGTCTCTAGCAATTAATGAAATAATCTTTGCTGAACCTTCCATAAGTTTAAGTTCACCAAATGCAAATGTACAAGCGAATGAAACATAAAATCTTAATCCTTCTAAGATGTTTACATTTACCATTGCAAGATATAACTGTTTCTTTACATCTTGTATTGTACCTATATCTTTGTGGAAGTAATCCTCAGCCATTTTTGAAAACCTATCATAATTCTCTGTGACTGATACTGCTCTTTTAACAATTTCTTTATCATCTAAGATTTTGTCAAATACTTCTGCAGGATCTGGATATATGTTTTTAATAATATGTGTATAACTACGTGAATGGATTGTTTCAAAGAAATCCCAAGTAATAACACAACCTTCTAATTCTGGATTTGAAACGTAAGGTAAAAAAGCCAAACTTGGTCCTCTACCTTGCACACTATCTAATAGTGTTTGATATTTTAAGTTGGCTGTGAATATATGTTTTTGTTCTGGACGGAAGCTGGCATAGTCGCTTCTGTCTTTTTGCAAACTAACTTCTTCTGGTCTCCAGAAGTAACCCAGCATTGTTTGATTTAATTTATCAAACTGTGGATACTTGAAAATATCATATCTCTGGACATTCTGATCCGCTCCAAAGAACATTGGCTCTTTGGTAAAATCTACTTCATTTCTATTAAAAACTGTTTTTGACATAATATATTAACCTATTTATTACTTTGATGTTTTAAATGTTACAAGCTTCGCAATAGTCTTCATATTCCGAATCAGTACCTTCGAAGTCTTTTCTATCAGGTGGTATTGGCTTATTTCCTGAAGCATCTAAATGCTCAAACTCTTTTGCGGCAATCTCTTGTACTGGTGTTACTTCAACTTCTACACTAGCATCAGTTTTGTAATCGTATGTGTTTTGATAATATGATGTTTTCCAACCAAGTTTATATGTAGTAAGCAAATCGTTAAACATTACACTCATTGGTACTTCATTATTTTCAAAATGTGTAGGGTTATAACTCCAATTTCCACTAATTGCTTGATCAAAGAATTTTTGCATCACCGAAACAATATTAATATATCCTTCATTACTAGGCATATCCCATAGCAAAGTATAGAAGTTTTTTAGTCTTGTATAGTCAGGAACAATTTGTTTTAATGGTCCTTTTTTACTTTTCTTAACACTTAAGAATCCTCTTGGTGGTTCAATACCATTTGTTGCGTTACTGACAACGGAAGAACTTTCCGATGGCATCTGTGCGGACAAAGTTGAGTTTCTCATACCGTGTTCTACCACTTCTTTTCTTAGTTTTTCCCATTTCATTTTTAATTTTGTTTTGCAAATATCATCTAATTCTTCTTTATAATGATCTATTGGTAACAAGCCATCAGCATATTTTGTTCTATTAAAGTATTCACATTTTCCTTTTTCTTTTGCAAGATTAACTGATGCTTGGATTAGATAAAACTGGAATGCTTCTGATAATTCGTGTACAACTTTTAATGCATCTTTGTCATTATATTTTGCTTGATGTTTTGCTAGATAATGTGCAAGTCCGATATAACCAATACCCAAACTACGTCTTGCTTTAGTTGATATTTCTGCGGCTTTGACCGGATACTGTTGATAATCAATTATTTCATCTAAAGCTCTAACAGCCAAGTCACATAACTCTTCTAGTTCATCTAATTCTTTCAATGCACCAACGTTGATAGCGGAAAGAATGCAAAGTGCTATCTCTCCATCTCCGTCAATGTGTTCTAAAGGAACTGTAGGTAATGTAATTTCTTGACATAGGTTTGACATCTTAACTGGATCTTTAAACGAGCTATGTGTGTTACAGTGATCTATATTCATAATATATATTCTACCTGTTTCAGCTCTTTCTTTCAAAAGATCACCGAATAGCTTTTGAGCAGGTATAGTTGACTTATGAATCTTTTTACTACGTTCATATTTCTTATATAGTTCATCAAATTCATCAGTACCAAATGCATCATACAACCCTGGTACTTCGTGAGGAGAAAATAAAGTTATATCTTTATCTTCTAATAATCTCTCATAGAACAATTTACTAATTTGAATTGAATAATCTAATTTACGAACTCTGTTGTCTTCCGTGCCTTTGTTGTTTTTTAATACAAGTATGTCTTCAATTTCTTGATGCCATATCGGGAAATGCACAGTTGCACTACCACCACGCACACCATTCTGTGTGCAACATCTCACAGTCGATTCGAATTTCTTAAGGAACGGAACCACTCCTGTGTGTGCAACTTCACCTCCTCTGATCTTAGAGTTGATTCCTCTGATACGACTTGCATTGATTCCAATTCCGGCACGTTGAGCAATGTATCTGCCAATTGCCATATCACTGGTAAAAATACTTGACAATGTATCATCTACCTCAACAAGAACACAACTTGCGAATTGACGCATTGGTGTTCTTACACCTGCCATCACTGGCGTAGGTATATTGATTTTAAATTGACTGATAGCATTATAATATTTTTTAATATATTTCAATCTGTCTGTTTTTGTATAATTTGCAAATAAAGTAACTGCAATCATCATATACATAAACTGCGGAGTTTCATATATCTTACCCGAACTTCTATCTTGCACTAGGTATTTGTCTACAACCTGTCTAAGTCCGGCATATGTAAAGTTTAAATCTCTTTCGTGTCTAAGATAACTGTTAATTTTGTTCCATTCATCATCTGTGTACTTGTCTAAAATAGCCTTATCGTACACTCCACGTTCAATGTTTGTGGCTACAAAAAATCTCAATGGAACGTGTCCTTCACTTGGCATAAACTTACCATATACGTGTTTCTGTAAACTAAACAATAAAAGTCTTGCCGCAACATATTGATAATTTGGATTATCTAAATCTATTAGATCATTTGCTGACTTAATTAATATCTCTTGGATCGAATCAGTTGACATATCGCTTGTAAACTGCAATCCAGAATTCATTTCTACCTGGGACGAAGATACTCCAGTTAAGCCTTCACAGGCCGCCTCTGTCATCTTGTGTACTTTGTTGATGTCTAGTAATTCTTTTCGTCCGTCTCGTTTTATAATATACAAATTTTCTTTGTTCATTTTTTCTACTCTTCTAATTTATATCACTATTGTAAACTAATAGTACATTACTGTCAAACGATTTTTGTCTTTTTTCCACAATAAGATGCGATAGAGTTTGACGTGTTAACTGTAATTATCTATGAGATTATTGTGTTAACCAACGTTTTAATATGTAACTTACAGTTGCAGAGTTACTGCTACCTCCGTTACTTACTCTTAATTCTAAGTTCCCAGAATTAATTGCTACAGAAAAAGTGACGTCGCTGGTCGGATCTGTTTCTGTTCTATCATCAACGAAATGTGCGTTTGTACCATCGCTTATAACTCGTAATTGTCCTACTGCGTATGCAGTATTGTACTTGACACTATAGTCAACAAATAATGTATTATTGTCAGCTACAGCAAAACTCGACATAACCTGGTTGGACGTACTGTGAGCAATAGTTGATTTTAGTAAATGTGTATTGCTTACGTACTGGTTACTTTCAAATGTTGGTTTTGAATCTTGTGTGTATACTTTAATATTATTGGCCACTGTGGCTGTTGTGGATCCTTGAGAATTATTAAGGAACGCAGTCATTGTACTTGCCTGATCTGGAGAATCTAAATCAATTTTTAAATCGCCATCGATTGTAAGTTTCCTAACAGAGTGTGGTAAGTCTGTAATATTACCAAGTATGCTTAAACTGTCATTTTTATCTGCTGTGGAAATTTGATTCAATGCTTCCAAGGCCGTCTTGGCTTGTGTCTGTGTATAATCTGAATCTGTGTCAATAAAACCAGTACCTGTAGAATAGTCAACAAGGATCTGATTGTTTGCCTTTGTTTTATCTGATTCTAACAATGGCAATGCACCTGCTATTGCAGTTCGAGTTGGTGTCTCTGTCCATTTTGTTACCACGATAACTGTGTTTGCTTCTGGTATGTTAGTGCTTGTAAAAGTAAAATCAAAAGTACTTGATCCAATGTTACCCATTGAATATGTACTTGGCTCTAATATTGTTGGAAAGTTATCTAGATCGTATTTTGTTACATAGAAATGATTTGTTGATGAAATAGTAGCACCAGTTGGTATACTTAATGTTCCACCTTTAAGTGCCAATGTGTTTGCGTTTACACCATCACCTAAAAAACTTTCTGTTCCTGCTAATTTAAAAACTGTTAATCTATTATCTAAATCACTCTGTACTGATGACTGTGCATTAACATAATTGTTGACCTGCACCATACGATTTTTATCGCTCTGGGATCCACCGCCGATATATAATTCACGTGTGTCTAATGCAAATCCTAGCTCACCTTCTGCTAATGGCTTAGGTAGATCTGCTTTGTTTCCTCTACGATTTTTTAATCTTACATATGTTGTTGTCATCTCGTGTACCTTTTAATATAACTATTTAGCGATTTTATAATACTGCTCCACTTTGTCAAGCCACAAATTTGTATATTTTTTAAATTCGTCTTTTTCTACGAAAAATTGCTGGTATTCGCCGCTGTGTGACACTATAAGAATAAGTCCTGCTTGTATATCTGTACCATATACTTCATTGTGTGCTAGGGCATAGGCGGCACATTGCATAAAATAATCATCAACCCATTCACGTTTTTTAACTTTACGACTTGTTTTAAAATCACCTATTACAGGTTGTCCTTTGTAGGTACAAATCATATCGGCAGTTCCGGCGTATAAGTTTGGAAAACACAAACCTTCTTCCATTCCCCATACTTCATCTATATGGCACATACCTTTTTCAATAATGATATCGCTTAATTGTTTTGCTTGTTGATAAACTTGATTCGAGCCGGCTGGTCTGTCTACTCCTTCAATATAACATTCTAAATGTTTGTGGGTGACTGTACCTAAATTTGCTGACTCTGTTACGATACGTTGTGCTTCTGTGGCACCAACTCTTTTCTTCCAGGCGTTAAGGGCCGTCATATCTTTTGTGGCACTTAATATTGTTGTGACACTAGGAACAGGTTTGGTACCTTCGCCAACGTAATAACGTTTGCCTTCTATTGTTGTTCTCTTTAATTTTTTATATGGAATTTTGTCTACTAATAATTTCACTTTAGATCTCTATCAATGGTTTTCTTTGCCATACCGGCAACTTTCTTTTCATTATCCATTGTAGCATCTTTACTGTACTGTGTCAAATTATTATCTGTATTTAGAAAAATTTTATCTGGGTTGATACTCTTTACTAATTTACTATCTTTAAAAAGGTCACCCAATGATTGTGCTGTTACACTGTAACTCATTTGGTTTAATTCTTTAACTAGGCTATCTGTTGATATTTCAGTTTCGCCATTTGCTAACGCACTCATCAGTAAGTTGTGAGCATCGGCTTTTAATTCACCGAAGTAATTCTCTGTGATTTCTTGGATACGCATTAGTCTTTTTTGGCTCGGCCAAGTGGCTCATCTAATGGGCCTGATGCTGAATCATCTCCTGATGCTGGTTCTTCAGCACCTGTGTCTATTTCTAAACTGTCGTCATTGTCTAGTTCAGCTTCTGGTTCGTCCGCTGTCATTGACGTTGCTGGTGTTTCACCTTGCAATGTTAATACTTCGTTCTGTGCTGATTCTTTTGCCTGTCTAGCCATCTCTAACATCTGATCTATTGTTGCCATCATATTGTTATTAAAGTTAGCGGCCGCATCTGCACCAAATTCATTTGTCATTTTATCTACTAAAGCACCTAGTGTTTCGTTTTGCATTTTACCTAAGTCTTCAATCATTGACTGAAACTCATCTACAAGTTGTTGACTTGCTAATACTGTTTCTGCTTTTTCTAAATCTTGATCTTCAGTAACTTGTTCAGCTGACTCTTCTTTTTTGTCACCTTGCTTTTTAGCAATAGCATCTTGTAAACCTTGCGGTAATTTTTTCTGTGCCGCTGTTAATTCTTCATTAACATCTCCTGATATAGGTGATGCATCACCTGTTGCGTTATTCTGAGATTGCATTTTAGAAACGTCTTCATCTGAAACTTGACCTATCATCAACACGATTGCTTCACTTAAAAGAATATTTTTAGTGTATTCTGGATTTTCTAAGTAACTGTTAAAAGGAAGACTTTGCTTTAATGCTTCACGTTGTGCATCTAGATTTGCTTTAACTGTATAAAGTTTTTCAAGTTCAACTTGATCGTATACTTTAAAGCCATAAGTCTCTTCTAACCAGTTATTAATTCTGGACATTTTAGTTTCATACGTGGATTGTAGATCATTTAATTTCATAACAATATTATTTATACCTTTTAGCTGTTAATCTTGTGTTTGTATTGAGCATTAACTAATTGTTTAACTATTAAAAGTTGGTTTTTTAACCCTGTAATAATAGGTTGTAGTGCTTGTTGCTCGAGTTTAGTGGTGTCTTTGCTATCATATTTAGACTGATTTTGCTTAATTGAGTCTTGTAATTGTTGATACTGTAAGTTATTTTTTAGCAATTCTTGGTTCTCTTTTGAATGTTTCTTTAACTTATTAATTGTATTAATTGTCAATAAGAAAGCTATTTCATAAAGTGAAATGCCATAATATACGTCCGATCCGGTTCCTAAGTCTACAATATCGTACATCTTAGATCTTGAATTCAAAGGATAGATTGTCTTGATCAAATAATCACCAAGTTGTACACCATCATCTGTTTTTTTGGTATTGATTGCAATTTTAAAAGATTCTTCATTAAGACTTTTGACTACTGCTCTCTCTACTATTGAATCAATTTTATGTCTACAAGACTGTATATGATCATAGGTTTGTTTAGTTTGATTTTTAATCTTTTCAAATCTATGAATTTCATCTTGAATATGATTAACATAGCTCTGAGGTATGCCATCATACTTTAGTAACACACTTATAAATCTAAAGTGTTCTAAAGCCATTTTTGCTGTAGCATAATTTGGATATGCTCTATCTTGTTTAGTCGATATATCGTTTTTTATTTTCATCTAAATCTAATTTCTGCTTTATTTGTTTTATATTACTTGATCTTACGCTAGAAAGCAAGTTTAAATAATCCCCTAATGTCATTTTTATTAGTTTATCTAAAACTTCTTTTTCACTTATGTTGACCATAGCACTAATTGTCTTGCTTAAAGCCTCTTTTTTATCGAGATCTTCTGCAAGTTTTTGCATATTTTTATGTAATTCAGACATTTTTATCTTCTCAACGATTTGTTCAATGATGCAACTCTACGAGATGCAGGATTAAACTTTTTGGTAAATTTTATTTTTCTTTGTAGCCTAGCACCCATTCTAGCTTTCATCTTTTTCATAATCATACGTTTTTTGATATCTAATGGGGCACTACATACAGCTGGGTTAGAAACAATACGACCTTTTTTACGACCAAAACTACAACGATACTTTTTAACGACACTTTTGCCTTTACGACCAAAGATCATCCTAGTTTCATTAGTTGGTAAAATTTCAGCTATTATCATATTATCGTTTCTTTAACTTCACTGGACTAGATCTACGTCTAGATTTAACTTGTTTGTTTAAATTCTTAACTATTTTTGCAGTTGGATTATACTTTTTAGTATAAGTTGAACGTTTGGCTTGTATTCCTTTTTGCTTTCTACGAGTATTCTTCATTGTTGTTCTTTTTTGTATGTTGATAGGAGCTGAACAAGTCGCCGGATCCGCCACAATACGTCCTTTTCTAGGACCAGACTGACATCTATATCTTCTTTTGACAGTATTTCCATACTTGCCAAATATCTGTGGTGTTCCTGTTACTTCAACTATCTTCATATTAAAATATCTTTGCTCCAAATACTGTTGTTAATAAGATCGTAAGCATTGTAAAAAACATAGTACCTGCTGTCCACATAATAATTTTTTCAATTTTAGTGAAGCCTTTTTCCATTTTAGCTTCAAGTTTTTCCATATGTGCTTCGACTCTATCAAATCTAGAGTTAATCTCATCGTGTCTTTGTCGTGAAATAGCTACGTGTACTTCGAGGCTATTAAATTCTATTTCAGAAGCTTTATCTCCTGCTATTTGAACCTGTTTTAATGTTTCTGGTTTTTTATCCATCTTATGCTCCGTTTATATCTTAGATATCCAAGTATTAGTATTTACTCCTTCTGTAATTAAAACATCACCAAAGAGAATAAGATTA